GCTCTGAAATAGACTGGTACATCTGTGCCAACATGGTTCGCACATCATCTATAGTAAAAGGCTCTACACGAGTCTGCAAGGCAGCAAAGTAAGGAACTAAAATGTCATTTGCTGTAATAGCTTCAGTTGGACTTTGCGCAAACCCTGCTCTAATTGTCGGTGTATCGGCTAACGATACATTCTCTGCGAGTGTTTGGCCAAAAGTACTTAATTGAGTACTAGAATCTGCACTGGATATGGTCTCAACAATACCTCCGAAATACAACCCTGCATCAGAGTTGTTATCAGTCATAAGGACATTTTCAGCACGTGACAATAAAAACGCAGAAAGCTGACTATTAGAATCTGCTGAGTTGATATTTTCAGCCACAGTAAAACTATACGCACTACTAGATAACGTAGAGAAAGGCGTCTTTGAGAATGGAGCTATACCAAACATCAGCCCTTCAACTGCTCATCAGTGGGTTTAGGAAGCTCATGATTCCACTCTTTTATATAATCACCATTACCATCACTGTCATTCTGTAAACGTATGGTTGTCATGAAGTCATCTTGAGTTAGCTCAGGATAAAGTGCCATTATCTTTTCGTATAAGTTCATGTTATGCACTCCTTACTAAACAAGCATCAAACCATGTTCCACCACCTGGGGAAATAATTGCTGTTGTTGCAATAATATATCCATAACACTCAATATAATCTGTTGAGCCATTCATATAAACAATAGAGCTACATACGCTAGTAAAAGAACTTCCTGCAACTGTTCCAAGATTTCCTCCATATCTATAACCAGAACCATTTTTATATATGCTTGGTAAAACTCTAGTTGCTGCGGTAGATGCTCCTGCATCAATAGAACAACTTACTTGATAATACCCAGCTACAGTTGGAGTGAATCTATATGTTGAGGTATTGTAATTTGAATTTGTATCCCATTCTTCTGTATTAAAATTTACTTTAGTAAACGTAGAACTTGTAATTGTTTGTGTCACACTCTGATAAGCACTAAACGCTGGGCCATTCACCATCACCGTCCCTGTTTGCGCTGGCAAAGTTAAGACCGTGCTCCCTGCAACCGCTGGTGCTTGGAGTGTACAAGTTCCGCTGGTATCTCCTGCTATAACTACACTACTCATAACTGTGATGCTCCTATAAACATTTGATCTATTTCTTCGTCTGACTTGCCTAAAATTTTAAGTACGTCATTAACTAGATAATTATTACGCTCAACAACCGTTGAGTATTCCCACCATATTTTATACTCAGGTGTAGATAAAGCAGCTTCAACATCATCAAGCAAACCATCAGCTAAAAGTGCTAACCTTGCTTGTCGCATTGATATGTCAGGTATGATTACAGGTGGTATGTCAGCAGGTTCAGGTGTGTTGCCTTCGTCAAGCCAGATTAGGTATTGTGCATAGTCTGTGTTAGCTGGATCGTTAGGGATACAAGCGTTATCTTCTATGCGGATTATTGATGTGTTGTTAGTTAGTTTATACATTTTTATAGCTCCGCAGAAAGAGATGTATAAAATTCATACCAAACATAAGCTGAAAGAGTATTTGATTGAATTATGATGCTATCTGTTGTTGTGCTTACACCTCCAGCATTAAAAGCAATATTGTTTCCTGAACTTGTAGTTAATTTATTTACATTACCAACAAAATCTACTACTAACACTGTTGGTGCAGACCTCATAAAAACAGGAAGAAGCCATGTCATATCTTGACTTGATGTTGAACAACCAGCATGATACCTGCGAGATGCTTGATAATATCGCTGACACAAAGCCAACTCAGTGCCATACGCACGTTGGTCAAAAGATGTTGCTACTGCTCCAAGTTCTAACTGAGGCTTGCTTAATGTGCCAGTATTAAACTCAACACTCATTGTTGAACCAGCAGTTTGACCTGTAATAACAATAGGACTAGCTGCATAAGAACCAGCAGGAGTAGCACTATTAACAGCGTATCGAGCTTGCGCTGTGCCTTCCCAAGACAATACATAACTTGTACCACTGACGTTCTTATCTTCAACAACTTGAATTAAAGACTTACCAGAAGCGATTGTAATCTGAGTATTTGACGCTAATTGAGTAAATGAATAATCACCGCCTGATGCACCAGCTTTCCATCTATCATGCCCATAAACACCTGATGCTAATGTAGCAGCAGAAACATAAGCCCGTTGATTGATAGTAAACCCTGCATCAATCAATAAATTCTTGTATGCAAAGTTGTTAGGTGTATTAATGCCACTTGTTCCATCTAGTGTGATAGCCATTATTTAGCCTCCAGTGCTTCTATGCGAGCGTTTTGCGTGTCGATGATGGCTTTGAGTTCTTGGATTGCTTTGACTAAATAAGGGATCATATCTGAGTAACGTACAGATAGATAATCTGTTGGATCTTTTTTCTTTTGTGTAACATCAATAACTTCATCAAATTTTCCAACAAGACTCTGAGCAGAAACACCTATACGAATACGATCTTCATCGGTATCAATATCTTTTAAATGGTAATTTATACACTCAATTCCTGCTATGTCTGACAATACAGCTCTTAGCGGCATGACATTTGTTTTTAAACGTATGTCTGAGTATGCTCCCCAAGCTGTTGCACCACTTGCTAAACTGACTCCAGCTCCACTATTGTTTATTATTCTTATTGTTGGAGCAGCGCCAGCAAGAACGTCCATTGTCCAAAATGCTGTTCCATCAGTACCCCTTGCCCAAGCCATTTCTCCACCCTCTGCACCAGCACTTTGGGTTTTAGCTGCAAGAAACAATGCTCTTCCATCTACTACTAAATTTAATAACCCATTAGATGTTACTGTAGTATTAATCCCCACGTTGCCTGAGGAGTCGATGCGCATGCGTTCTGTGCCAGAGGTATATAACTTTGTTGCTGTTGCTTCTTGGTTGTTAATAATTACATCATTAGATGTATCATATCCAAATAAAACACCATCTGTTGCAGTAGTTCCAGTAGAGTTATTAGTTATTTGTAATTGACCACTATTTGTTGAACCATATTGAATTTGTAATTGTTTATTTGGACTACTCGTCCCAATCCCCACGTTTTGCGAGGCATCTATAGTTAGTGCGGTTGTGCCACCTGTTTGAAGGGCTAAGACACCTGAAGCATCGCCTGAAGCATCGATACCACCTACGCCTGTTGTTTTTGCATTTATTGTAGAAGCCATACTATAAAATCATCCATCGTGAGCCTGAAGGAATTGTAACCACTGCACCAGAAGCCACAGTCATAGGTCCGGTCGCTGTAGCGTTATATCCAGTGGGTATTGTGTATGAAGTAGAAACTGTTTTGTTGTTTAATACTAGCCCATTTGAGGCTAATAACTCTGGAGCTGTTACAGTAGTACTTGCGCCTATAGCCCCTGTTACTTCAAGTTTATATGTGCCTGACGGTGTATTACCAAGTCCCACGTTGCCTGAAGCATCTTTATATATCTGATTTGTACCTATGGCGATTACGCCTGTACCGCCCGTGAGTGTGCCTGTGTAAGATATGTTGGCTGCGTTTAATGTTCCTGTGAATGTAGGTCCCGCACTTAATACATTGCTTCCAGTTCCAGTGCTTGTAGTGACACCTGTTCCTCCTGCTAACACAGGTAGAGTACCTGCAGCTAAAGCTGATGCTGATGTTGAATATATAGCGTTATTGGCTGTGGTAAATGTTGTTAATCCTGTACCACCATAAGTAGTACCAATAGTTGTACCATTCCAAGCGCCATTGGTAATAAGAGTTGAACCGCCTAAATTTAAACTGTTAGTTCCCCAGTTAACTTCCGCTGGGATCATACCAAATCTACCCCATTCACCACCGACAGTACCGTTAGCTTCAAGAAATACTGTTGAGTACCCACCAGCAGCGACTACATCTACAGTGGCTCCAGCATTATCAGTAACAGTTAAATTGCCAGTAGAGTCATTATCAAATACCCAAGTAGAACCCGTGGGCAATAAAGTGGCATCGGGGAGTTTGTATGTTTGAGTTGTAGTGCCTGTAAGAACTTGAAAATGAGACGAAGCTGCTGTTAAAGTTGTAATTGTCGCACTTGAAACTGTTTTAGCCAGCTCTTGAGTAACGCTATTAACAACTATATTCTCGTCAGCATCACGTAATACAACAGAGTTTGCCCCCGTAGACGTAGTAACGCCTGTACCACCATATGCAACGCCAACAGTAGATCCTTGCCAAGTTCCAGAAGCAATAGTGCCTAATGCGCTTACGTTTCCAGAAGCATCAAGATTTACAGACTTAGTTGCAGGGTAGCTTACAAATAAATTGACACCTCCGGGAAAGGTAACAGCACTACCAGCATTACTAGACGCTGAGATCGTTGTACGGGCTACTAAGTTTCCAGCAGTTGCGTAAGTACCTAAACCACATTCCCAATTTCCAACAGTATCTGCGGCTGTATAATAGGTTGTATTAGCATTGCCTATAGCAGTGCCAAATGTTTGAAACCCTGTAACAGCCCCATTGCATGTAAAACTTACCGTTGTATTAGGAGTCGCTGTTTCCTGAACGCGATCTTTTAGGACTAAAGCCATTTAAGACCCCTTATATCTAACTGGTACAAGTAGTTGAATAAGTAACGCTGACTGTATCGCCAACAGTTGTAATCTTAGCTGTAGCAAATGCACCTGCGCTATATAAAGTACCTGCAGTGCTAGATTGAGTACTTACTGCACCAGAACCTGTAACCAAGAAGCAGCCAGCCACTGTACCACCAGCACCTGTAATAGTGTACGTAATAGCTGTAGCCAATGAAGTAGTCACGTTAGCTGGGCTCAAACCTGTTGAAGAAGCTGCACCAAATACTGCTGTACCTCTAACTGCTGAACCGCCAACTGTATAGTTAGTAAACTCAGTCCAACCTGCATGTGATGTCATAGTATCAGCAGCAAGAAAAGTAGGTGAGCTATTAATAAGACCAAGAAAAGGCCCTACAGTAGTGTATGTAGTAGTTGTACGTAATAGAGTATTTAATAGTAACTCTTTACCAATAGAGTTAACCAAGTTAGGAAATGACTCTTCCCATTTTAAATTACCATCTTTATCACGGCATTCAACATGATAGTATCCTTCAATACCTACAGACTCGCCATTGACCGCATTAGCTTGGTAACTAATCTCTGATACATCGCCAAAACCCTGAATTTCTTTAAGCATGATAGCTCCTAATTTGTTTTATGTTATACCCTAAGAATTTCTAATCACAGCAGTTGTTGCTGTAGCGGGTGGAAAAGTTACTGTAAATGTACCTGATGCAGTCTTATCAGAACCAAAGTCTAAAACAGCTACAGCAGCATTAGTTGTACTATTATATATCAAAGCACCACGGCATAGAAAATTAGATGTAAGCCATGAGATATTATCAAAAGATACATATGCTGTAGAACCTGAACTTGCAGGAGGTATAATAGTTAATACCTTTCCTCCAGCTGTATAGCCTGCACCTACAACTTCATTACCTGTAGTATATACCAATGTGTCTGCATTAAGATTTGCATTAGCCGTGTATAAGGCTATTTTATATACATAGGGTGTACCTACAGCAAAGTTTTCTAGACCTTTGTATTGGTTTAATTTGAATACGGTGCATTGTCCTTGAACTATCATAAAGACACCTCAAATTTATTACCTTTTACTATATTTTCAATAGCAGGTATGACTTGCATATTAAAAGGCGTATGCAATCCACTAACAAGTTCACCTTGTAAAGGTATAATATGATCTACATGCCACTTTACACCTGTCAACTTTGTACGCAATAAGGCTAACGCATGTATTTCTCGGAGCATCCATTTGTCTGTTTCAGTAGTCCAAGAAGGGATCCTTTGTAGTTTACAAGCTCGTCTTTTAGCAGTTAGAGAATTTATATTATCTATATTTTTTAATTTGGTTCGCTTAGTAGTAATGGCAACTTTGTCCTTATTGTTTTCTCGCCATATTGCTTGAGTTGCCTGTATTTTTTTTCTATTCTTTTCTCGATATACCTTATCGCTTTTTACCTTATGTTCTTTTTCTTTTAACCCCATCTGTATAGCTAATTTTTTATCTTCATAATAACATTGATTGCATTTAGATAACCTATGTTGCGATTTAGATTTTTTCATAAGCCTAAATAATTCATCAGGTTTTTCCACAAAGCATTGTCTACATATTTTCATAGGGTATTATATTGTAGTTTAGTTTGATTGTTTCTATACGAGTCGCCTTTCTCCAGTCCGTCACCTAAACGTTTCAACTGCGCTAAGGCTTCTTGATACTTTTGCTCATAATACCCGACCATATCTGCTTCGCCTTTCATAAAGATCATAGCTTCACGCATAGCACCGTAGAACAATACAGGATCATAGTTATCACCTAACCAGCTAGTACCAGATGCTGATGTACTTATAGACTCAGGCATATAGTAATAATGTAATTCTACAGTATAGTTATCGTCAGGTGTTGGAACTAACATTAATGAAAGCTCTGTAGGGTAAGTTAACTGTGGGCCAAATATTGCGTAGTACTTAGGTAGGCCTGTAGCACTTGGATTAGGATATGCCTCACGAATAAAACTTACATCTTTATCAATAAGATAATTATACGAACCTGAAGCATTGATTGCCGCAAGTGAGTACACAGCCATAAAGTCATTAGGGCAAGACAGATAAGGATTACTACTTGTTACATTACCTGTTACGTTTTTTCTAAGTACTGGAATCTGTACACTGTTGTATATACGGAGTTCTGCCTCTTGCACAAACAAGGGAATATTAGAGACAAACAGTTGCTCAGTATTCTCAGAATACGCTTGTATAGCTTGAACTAACGCAGCATAATTCATTGCTTATGCCATTGGACCGCGAGCTTGAGTGCCTTTTGTAGCAGCACCTGTGCCTCGTATTTTAATCCCAGAGGTTTTTACATCTTTTACAGGAGTTCCTGCACTGGGTACATCAGGTACTTTTACTGGTTTAATTTGTGGATATTTGTCAGATAAAATGCTCATATTAATCTCTATGTTGTAGTTACTGAACTAACTTGCCCTATTGCAACTAAGGCATTAGGGGTTAAAACTGCGTCAAACTGTGAAGCTCCACCTACTGGCGCCCAGCCCCATTCGAATATTCTAGACCCACCAGAAGGTAGGTTGTTTATGTCTAGCCCAGATACTTGATAACTTGTATCCCTACGTGGATTACGTAAAGCCTGTGGATCACTAATTGGGTACATACCTAACTGCAACTGCGGCTGATCTGGGGACCAACAAGTAGCACAAGCAAGGATGTTTGTAATCTTAGTCTTTATAGTTAATGGGCGCAATGTTTTAAGCAAATACTCCATACCACAAACATCGCAGGTTCCTAATGCTATTTTACCTAAAGCATACTTAGAGCTCATATGTATTTCCCTTTTTTATATTTTCAATAGCAGGTATGACTTGCATATTAAAAGGGGTATGTAACCCACTAACAAGTTCACCCTGCAAAGGGATTATATGATCTACATGCCATTTTACACCTGTTAATTTTGTACGTAGTGTGGCTAACTCATATATCTCTTTCATCATCCATACATCTAATTCTGAAGTCCATTTTGGAGTGCGATTAATTTTATTTACTTTTCGCATTTTTGATAGGGCGTTTACTTTACCTTTGTTATTTTCCCTGTATTCTTTTTTTGTAGCCAAATGTTTAACTACATTTTTTAAATAGTTTGCTCTTTTTTGAGCTTTAACTTTTTCAGCATTATCTATATTATACTGCTTTTTTTGAGCTAGTATTTTATCCTTTTTAGTAGCATAATTTTCTTTATGGTACTCACTGCTATTAGGACGTTTAGTTGCATTATAATCTCTATAATACTTTAATTGTTCTTCTCTGGTCATCGGCTAAATGACATCCTAGGTACAACTCTTAACGGCGCTTTTTCACGATCCTCTTGCGCTGCCAAATCAAATTGCTCATCGTAAACCATCTTTAACGCCTGCGCCCTTTGTATATCGACACCCGGCAGTTTCATAGATAAGTAATACGCCAAACCTGCAATAAGTGCGGGTAAAAACCTAAACGGTATATCTTGTGTATTAACACCATCGCCAGCATCTTGCATTCTTCTTAACCGCCAGTATACAAACGTATATTGAGAGTCTGGTGCTTGTGGCGTAGGCCATACATTAATAGTTGGACTTGCTACACCTGTAGGAGTTGTTGCTCCTGATTGTCTATTTATCCACACTTGGATAGGTTTACCTAACGCATTCTTAT